GCGATCGAGCGCCGGCCTTCGCGATACGCCGTCATGTGCGGCTCGCCCGCCACCATGGAGGTCTGCAGCACGCCGGAACGGTTCAGCAGATCCATCAGCACAAACTGCCCGTCCGGCGATTCGAACAAGCGCCGGTAGGAGTCGCCGATCTTGGCGCGCGGATCGCTTTCAGCTTCGGCCACGGAACTGCACCCCGCCGAATTCCGCCACCAGCCCGCGATCGAGCTTGGCGACATACGCCATATATTCCGGCGTGAAGATGTTGACATAGTGAATGAACGCGTTGTCGAAATCGCATTTGAAATCGATCGGACGCGCCCGCTTCGCCGCCGTCTCGAAATCCGCCTTGATCTTGTCGGTCAGGAAGGCATCGATCGTCAGCGTGCCGACATGCGCGTCGCAATAATGCAGCGGCGTCGTCATCCGCAAATTCGCATGCCCCGGCGCCATCTGCGTCTTCGACGGCACATAGATCCGCGGAGAAACACTCGGCGGCGTCAGACACCCGATCAGCGCCAGCGAATGATCACAACGCATCCCATCGATCGCGCCCAATGCGAGGCGGCGGTCGTGTGCCGCCTCGCCGGACAACATGCGCGCTTTGAATTTCATATCCATTTACGCCGCCGCTCCAATGCCCGCCGGCAGCGCCAGGCGGTGATTGGCCGCGTGGCGTTCGCAATAATCGGCGCCGCCCATCACCGTCGAAGCCGGCATGCCGCATTCCGCGCATACCGTCACGCGCTGCGGCTGTAAGCGCTGCCGCATGTAATCGGCGATCAGCCCCGTGCGCTTCTCGATGCGCTTGCGCATTTCTTCTTCCGGTGTCCGGCCTTCGACACCGTCGAGCCGCCCCTTGCGGTAATCGTCAATGATGGCCCAGCACACAGCCGCCGTCGCTTCCTTCACCAGCTGCTCGCGATTCATCATGCTGCCTCTTTCATCGGCACCGCCTGGGCGATGTTCTTGAGCGCCCCCGCGCCGTCTTTCGCCGCGCCGGCGATGCTGGCGATGTTCTCGCCCTGCTGTTGCTGCGCCAGCGCCTGCTGCGCGGCTTCCGCCTCCTGCTGCAGCTGCTCGGGCGATTTCAGCGTCTTGACCGGAGCGTAAAAATCCTTTTGCGCCAGGCGCAGGATATATTCGCCATCCAGCACGGTCGCCGATTGCGGATCCATCTGCTTCAGCGCGGTCTGGATCTGCATCAGCCGCGTCACGCCATCCATCTGCGACGACTTCTGCGCCAGCGCGATCGGCGACACATACTCAACCCGCAGCGGCACGCCCGAGAGCTCCGGCGGCGGCGGCGGGAAAGGCGAGCCCGGCCCGAAATTCAGCCGCTTCGATTTGCGCCACAGGATGGCGAACACCCGATCGATCAGCGGCCCCAGGAATTCGCTCTGCAGCCGCGCCAGCATCGGCGACAGCAGCCGCATCTTCTCATCGCGCTGCTGCAGCACATAGGTCGCCGTCACGCCCTTGCCCGAGCTCGCGGGATCCTTCAGATCGGACGGCATGATCAGCCATTCGACATAAAACGTCTTCAGGATCTGCGCCTGCAAAGCGTTCAGCAGCTCGATGCCGAGCTGGATCTGGCCCTTGGTCTCGATCGGCTCGATGCGGCCTGCGCTGCCCTCGCGGTAGTAATTGATCGAGCCCGGAACGGTTTTAATCTGCATAAGGAATGAACTGTCGGGCACCTGCAGCGGCGGATCGACCACCTTCTGCGCCGCCTTCAGCAGCGTCTTCTTCATTTCGTTGAGCATCTTCACGTCGGGCAACGCGATCATGCCGGGGCCGCGGCCATAGGTTTCCCCGGTGCATTTCGAAAAGCGCGGGATCAGATAGGGGAATTCCGGAAAGCCGCCGACGCTGATTTCGGCCTTGTCCTCCAGGCTGACATAGACCGATTCCCATTCCATGTTCAGCTTGTCGCCGCGCTGGCTGTCGCGTTCCTTGCGCGGGCGCACCGCGTGCAGAAAAGTGAATTTCTGGTTCGGCTTGTCGCCGTTGAATGCCGCCGACACTTTCTCGCCGGCCGCCCGGCCCCAGCATTGCACCGCCTGCTTCGCGGTCCACTGCCAGCGCCGGATATTCTGGTCAATGCGATCTTCTTCGTTCTCGGCGATCACGCATTCCTTCATGTGCCGTGTACTGAACAGCACGCCGGAACGGTCGCTTTCCAGCACCGCCATCGCGCCGGTGCCGATCGTCGCAAGATCGAGATAGATTTCGTGGCTCTGCGAAGCGAAATTGTGCCGCGAGCCGTTGAACAGCCCGTACATCACGGCGGACACGACTTCGAGCCAGACGCGCACGCGATCGATCTGCATCAGCGCTTCGGAATCCGGCCACAGGTAGAACCAGGGCAGCGATGTCGAAGTCAGCAGCGAATGCAGCCCGGCCGCGAGCTGCTCCGCGGCCCAGATCGGCGAAGCGTCGTAAACGTAAGTCATGCGCTTCTGACCGGGCACGCGCGTGGTGATGTAATCGTTGCGGTTGACGAGCTCGTAATTGGCAACATCCTGCCAATGCGTCAGGAACACCGAACGGTCGCTCTCGCCCCGCTCCCAATCCGAAATCACGCCATTGGCCAGCGCGCCCATCAGCCGCCCAGGCTTCCGGACAACTGTTTCCGCTGCACGTTCGGCGCCGACGTGTCGCCCTGGCCGGATGTCAGGATGGTCGAGCCGCGGCCCATCGCCTGCGACAGTGCCGCGACGTAACTCTGCGATGGTTTGGCGACCAGCGGCGCATTCACCGATGGCGCAACCGCCGTTCCGGTACCGGCCGGCGTTTGCTGCGCCGGCGGAAGCTTCGCCCCGCCAAACAGATTACCCATAGATCAGCTCCGCGCCATATTTCACCCAGCCGTCGCGCGGGCTCGCATTGCTGTCCGGAAAACGCGGCAACCCCGCCGGATAGGACGGCAGCGTCACGCCGGCGGCTGCGAGAATTCCCGGCACGTCGGTCGCATCGAGCGGCTGATAGTTTTTCGCGGCATAGGCGGCGGCGCCCGCATCGAGCACCGCGCGCTGCATCACGACGCCGGGCAACAGGATTTCGAGCGCGCCCTGCAAATCGTAATTCGGATTGGCCCCCGCCATCCGGTCACCCCAGACCGACCAGAGCGGTTGCCGTGGTGCTGGTCGCGTTGATGCCCTGAAAATGCACCCGCAAAATCGTGCCCGCCGGCACCCCGGTGAAGGTCACCGGCGTCGTGCTGTTGTACGGGATCAGGACGACGTTCCCCGCGCCGCCGACATAAAGCGCCTGGTACGGACCAATCGCGGTATTGTCCGCGGGCGTGATCGCCACAGCGTTTTCGTAGCACTCGTTGACGACGGGATGACGGGGCGAAGCCGGGGCGGCATAGGCGGCCATTACGGCGTCCTCACCAGAGTGCTGGCGATCGGCCCTTCGTTTTTCGGCGCGGGGTCAAGCACCAGATAGGCCTGGCTGCCGCCGTCCAACCCGGTGACGATGAATTCGCCGTTGTTGAGCAGCGTGTTTTCGATCAGCACCGTGTCGCCGGCGACGAATGCGGCGAAATCGCCGTTCGAGCCGGTGATGCGGCCATTGGCGGCCGTGAAGGTCGCCGATGTCGTGACGTTCTTGCTCATGCCCTTGTCGCGCGTGAGCGAGCGCGTGAAGCTCGTGCCGAAGGGATGTTCCTTGCGCTGGCCCTGCCGGGTCCGCGTGCCCATCTGTTCCAGGCAGCTCATGCTTGCACCCCGCTGAATTCGCCACACCAATCGTCAGGCCGTTTCGTGATTTCCTCCGGGAAGCGGCGGCAGAGCCCGCGGAGCGGTATCCCTGCCGCCGCGGCTTCCTTCGCCGCCGACTCTGGCAGAGCACGCTGGCGAAAGAACTTGCAGCTCCCGCAGGCTTCCATGATCAGGCCGGGCTGAACTCGCCCGCGCCATCACCGGCTTTCACGCCATCGACATGCAGCGGCGCGCGGTTGGGCGGGAAGATCACCAGGTCGGCGCTGCCGTCGTCATGCACGCGCGTCACCTGCCCGGCGAACGCGTCCATGTCCTGATGAAAAACCGACCCCTTCAACTCGGTCGTGGTCTTGTCCGGATTGGTCTTGACCGTGGTCGTGAGGTGGCTCTCCTGGACGCGGTAAACCACCGCCTGCCCAAGTTTGGGGCCGTGCTTCGCCATAAGGGGATCTCCTGCAAAATCGAATCGAGTTGCAGTAACCAAGGACCGCCACAAAACCCCGAATCCTGTCAAGCACTTTCCTCCCCCGCATCGCGGGGGGAGGGGGCGCGAAGCGCCGGAGGGGGCAAGTCTGGCCGCGGCCTACCGCGCCGCCAGCGGATCCCAATCATGCTGCGCCGCCGCCGCCCAGGCGCGCAGCTGCCCCTCGTGCGCCGTCTTGCGCTCGCGGATTTCCAGATCCTCGCCATCGGCCGAATGCAGATACTGATTCGCATCATGCACATGCGAATATTCGTTCTTCTCCGGTTGATCCGTGTACCGCTCTTCGCTGCCCTGCAGCTTGCGGAAGCGATAGCCCGAATTGAACCCCTCGATCAGCACCGCACAGCGCTGGTCGTAAAGCACCGCCGGCTTGCCCTCGATCAGCGAACACAGCGGCCGCCGCACCGCCTCGATGCGCGGCAGGATGCGATTGGTCGGGGCCGGCTCGATGCGGATGCCGGCCTTTGCCGCCACGATCTCGATCCAGCTTTTCTCGCCCGCCTTTTTGTCGTTGCCATAGGCCGCGGACGGATCGGCAAAGGCGCGCACATTGCGGATGAAGCGATAGCGGTCATGCAGCAGCTTCGCCAGCATGTCGCCGAAGCGCATCGCCCCGGTGCCCTGCTCGCTCACGAGCTCGTCCAGGATGTGCCGCCGCCCGTCCGGCAAGCGCTGCCCGATCACCGCGGCCGGGCTCATGCCGGCATCGAGCCCGATCGTCAGCGCCAGGCCCGGGATCGGTTCGAGCGGCCGCCGCGACACGTGCAGATCGAAATTGAATTCGCTGTAGATCGGCTTACCGGCGCGGCTGTAACCCGGCACGTTCATGATCATGCGCTTGAGGTACCAGTCCGGCTGGCCGCCAACCTGCGCATCGTAATAACCCGGCGGCAGGTTGATCAGGTTCTCCGCATCCGGCGACAAGCCGGACGGCTGGCGAAACAGATCGACGAATTCCGGCGTGTTGCGGAAAATGTCCGTGTACATCCACGCCGTCAGTTCCGGCGCGTTGCAGTCCATGAAGATGCCGTACCAGGACGGGCCGCCCTCGCTCATGTCGGGATAGCGGCCGGCGCGGCCGCGGGCGAAGGTGAAAACCTCTTTCGCCAGCAGATCCGCTTCGTTGAGATAGAACGCAGTCGGTTCATAGCCGCGCAGCACATCCTCGACCGCATTCTCGCCGATCGCGACGAAGTCCGCCTGGAATTCCACCACGCTGCCGTCGGCCAGCTGGAAATCGACGCGATGCGTCGCCGGCGCATTTTCCGCCCCGGTGAATTCGCCCACCGCGCGCGGCACCCGCTTCCACCAGCTCGGCAGCGTCGTTTTCCACAATTGCCGATAGGTGTCGCGCACCACGCACAGTTTGAATTTTCTTTTTCCGTCGCGCGTCGAGCGCATCTGCTTCGCTGCGGTGCGGATCGCCTTGATGAACACCGTTGTGGTTTTGCCCGCGCCGATCGGCCCATTCAGCACCGGCACGGGTTTCGTGCTCGCCATGAAGGCCGTGCTCACCGGACCCGGAGAGCGCCACTCAAGATTCAGATTTGTCATCGATCGCCTTAACGACAGTTGCCGTCAGCGTCAGATCACCATCGGACGGCTGCAGCTCGGATGTTTCGTTGATTGTCAGATAGACCACATTGCGGTTTGTGAGATCGACCGCCAGCGGCATCTTCTGATGCAGGTACGGCACCAGCGCGATCGCCGCCAAACGTTTCTCTTGCAAAGCCTCCAGTCTTTTGCAACCTAGCTGCCTCGCAAGATCATCGACTCTGGCATTCGCGATCTGCATTAGAACTTCCAGCGGGCTCGCATTCCGCGCGAGCAAAAATTCCGCCCATTCCTGGGTGCGCTTGTTTCGTGCGCCCGGCGGCCGCCCCGGCCCGCGCCGCTCGATGCGCGCCGCAAACTCCTCCGGCTTCTCCGCCCCGATCAGATCCAGCTGCTGCGCTTCGTCCGTAGGCGGATCGCCGGGCTGAACCAGTTCCAGCACCGCCTTCAAACCCCGACCCCCGGGTCCGGAGAATAAAAATCCGTGCGCGGACGAAAACTCCCCGATCGGCGGTAAAGCACACCAGCAGGGGGGCGCGGGGGCGCTCGGCGCGAAAACCGGGGTACCCCCTCCGCCGGCGCGAATTCGCGGCGCCTGGTCGAGGCCTCGTGATTCCCAATCACCGCGCCGACTGGCGAAAAACTGAACAGGTGCAAGCGACTAGGCGCGCCGTGAGAGGATCGGCGTGAGAGATCGCCCGATTCGACCAGGCCGATCGCCAGCTCCTCGCCCGCGAAAACCCCCGGAAATCGGCGCCACCCACCCATTAAAACCCCCATTTTTAATTGGTTCAGGACCGCCACGATCAGGCCCGTCCTGTCAATGGGACAGCCATGGGACAGCGTTTCAGAGCATAAGACGCTGAATTCATTGATATATATACCTACTGTCCCATTGTCCCATTGTCCCATGGGTTTGCCTCGCACGCGCGCGTGCGAGCGTGCGCATATGTGCGAGCATTCGGCATGGGACAGCGGGACAATGGGACAGCGCCGCGATTGTTCAGGTGCCGCAAGCGATTAGGGCGAGCGCCGCTGTCCCGGACCCATGGGACACAACAGAACTCGCACGCGCCTTTGTTTTCCATGAAAGGGTGCGGGTGCGGGCGTGCCAGATTGCCGCATTGACGCGCCTAAACACCTGATGCGGCGAAGTGAATGCGGACGCGCGCTGTTCCGACCTGCGCACAACGCGCGCGTGTAACGCGCACGTTGTGCTCCGGCCGGGCGCGCGATCATCTTATGGCGCAACAGGGTTTGGACGGCCCGCCGCGCAGCCGCCGGCTGTAGATTTTATCTACATCGCTGTTGACAATTCCGTAGAGATTATCTACATCGGCCGCATTGGACAGGGGCAGCGCCCCGCTCACCAGGAGACAAACCGATGTCAGACAACCTCGCAATTCAGGCAGGATTCACCCAGGAGATCGTCGCGGCCGGCGGCGAATACGTGCTGTCGCTGCTCGTGCGGCCTGGCACCGAATTCGACGGCGCATTCAAGGCTTGGGATATGGACGCGCAAGAATTCATCCGCGTGAATGGCTGGCTGTTCAGCATCGAGGAGCAATCCTGATGGCCGCCAAACCCAAACCGCTGCCGATCGCGTCGGAGCTGACGCCGATCGGCGAGCAATTCATCATCCCCGGCTGTGAGCGCGACACGCGCTCAGGCCCGGCACAATTGAACCTTTGGGGCAGCGCCCCGCCGCAATCGAGGACAACCGATGAGCAACCGCTATTTCGCCGGCCAGGACATAAAATTTGACATCGCCATGCGCGCGTCACGCGCCGGCGGCATCGAGGCCTACAATCGCAAATGTGGAGTGCCGCAATATTTTGAGGATCCCCTGGATGATGCATTTGACCCGAATCACTTCGCGGCCGATGTTGCGCCGGCGAAACCACGCAAGAGGCGCGAAGACATGACCGCAGAAGAATTCCGCGACGCGCGCGGCCGGCTGGGGCAGATGTGGGGCCTCGATCGGCCGCTGACGCTGACAGAATTCGGGCGCGTGCTTCGTCTCGGCGGGGTGCGGCCGGATCAATCGGTGCGCGATTATGAGCGCGGCAAAACCGCCGTTTCCGGCCCGTTATCGGTGCTGATCGAAATGATGCTCGCCGGCGCCAAACCGCCCGGCCTGGACGCGATACTTAGCCGCGCTGGCTAAGCATTACCTTCGCTTCGTCGCTATCGATGCGGCATTTGCTCAGAAACGCGCGATCGAAATCCGGCGGGCATCTTCCGCGCGCCATGATCCGCACGATATCTTTCGTGCTTGGCCCACCGCGCAGACCGTCGTGCAGGAAATCGCCGATCTTGCATTCCGCAAAATGTGCATCGCACAGCGATAAACCGATCACGAAGCTGATCGGCCGATGCTGATCAATCGCCCATCCTGTCGCCGGCACGTTCATTTTTGGCATGCACGTCGCCGGCGAAGCGCAATCCTTGTGTTCGCAGTTCATCAATCCTTCACCCGGTCTTCCGGCGCGATCATGTCTTCGTCGCCGTCGTCTTCCGGGAAAATCGTCTCCCAGGGGATGCACGTCACATAGGGCCGATCGTGATCAATCCGCATACGGATCGCGCGTTCTTCGCCGTCCGCCATGGTCCGGCGCTGCACCGCTTTGGGCAGCCCGCCCAGCGCCTGCGCCCAGGTGCCGGCCGCGCCGGCTTCGCCTTTCCAGTGGGTTGCGGCGAACACCTTGGCCAGCTCCGCATGGGTGTTCGACACCGCCAGCCAGAAAATCTGATCGTCCGTCGAAACCTTCACGCCCGATCGCGCGCGCAGCTGATACAGCTCGTGGCTCGCCTTATCGCGATAGACGCGCATGCCCAGCCGCGCCAGCGTCCGCTGCGCCTTGCAGCCCTCTTCGTCCTGTAAACCGCCCAGCAATTCCGATCGCGCCAGGCGCAGCCACCAGGACACGCTCTCGCGCGATCCGCCCCGGAAATGATCCGGCATGAAGGCCAGCAAATGCGACAGGCACTCGCGTTCCTCGCTCAGCTGATCGGCGGTTTCGGCCAGCGCCTTCGCCGGCAGCATCTTGCCCCACTCGCCCGCGCGTTCGCCGGAGAAACCGTCATGGCAAATGCAATCATAGGCCGCGCCCATGGCGGCAAACTGGTCCGCGCCGCGCGCATCATGGCCGGCCGCGATCAGAGCGCGCCGGAAGGCCCGTAGCGTCTGGGAATATCTCGGCCATTGCGAGATCAACCGCCCGCGAATTTCCCGCCCACAGCGTTCCCACGAGGCGCGCGATCCCAGCACCTGGTCGGAATCGATGTCGTCGTCGTCGTCGCCATCAATCTCGTCATCACCGGAACGATCGTGCAGCTTCTTCATCGCCAGAATGGCCATGCGCGACCGATCCTGCGGTTTCAGCGGCGGCATCAACACCGACGATGCCAGGAAGCAGCTGCGCAGCTGCGTTTTGGTCGGATTGCCATCGGCGCCGCCGCGCAGCAGCTCACCGCCCGATGCGGCAATGCGCATCAGTTCGATGGTTTCCTGCGTCCGCTGATTATTGGTCTTCGCCTCCAGCTCATCGAGCGACACCGGCAAAGTCGAATAACCAACCGTCTGCGAAATTCCCGCCGGCGTGGCGTTCTCCGCTTTCAACACCGCGCCCGGCCCCATGATCCAGCGCACCATCCTCTGCGTCGTGGATTTGCCGCTGCCCTTGCCGCCGCGCAGCCACATTCCGGGCCGCCAGGGTTGGGCCGCGCCCAGAAAGGCGCAACCGATCCAACCGGCCAGCAGCTTCGCGTCGAGATCCCCGCGCGCCCAATTCCACGTGCTCAGCTGATCCATCAGCTTGGCGCCTGGTCCTTCGAGTCCGGGTTTGGCTTTCAGCTCGGGCCGCGGCAGCGCCTCGCCATGCGGATAAAGCAGCGCACCGCGCAATCCGGTGCCCGTCTGGACGGTTTTCCCGTCTTTGGTGACATACAGCACGTCGCCGCAATGCATCACCAGGCTGCCGTCATCTTCGGCCCAGCAGCCCGCGCCGCGCACCCGATCGAGCGGATTCCACAACCCGCGATTCATGCAGGCCTTGATCAGCAGGGGCCCGACGCGGCCATGCTTCCATTCGCCGTTCTTCTCGCCGTCCTTGTTGAAGCCCGGCCAATGCGTGATCAGAAAATGCTCGCCGCCGAACAGGGCCACGATTTCCAGCCGGCCGATTTCCGACGACTTCAGCGCGATCAGCTGCCCCAGCGAATCCAGAAAATAAAAAACCCGCCCCAGCTTGCCCAGCGCGCGAACCGGCGACCCCTCCGGCAAATCCTCCATCGGCGGCGGCAGATCCAGCTCCGGCGGGTGCGACGCCGCACTGGCGGGTTTTTGTACCGGCTTGCGCTTGACCGGCTTGGCCGACTTCACCGCGTCGCGGATGTTCACGATATTATCGGTGGGCGGATTATCGCTCATGGCGTGCGATCGTAGATTTCGAGCAACAGCTTCAACCCATCGGCGACGTTGCGGCTGTGCGCCTGGTCGGGCGACTCCCGATCGGCAATCACCTCGCGAAACGCCAGCTCCCGCTTCAGCGCCAACCACTGCTCCACCGTCAGCCGCGCCTCACTCATCCGCGCACCTTCCCAATCAGCGCGTCGTTCACGTCCTTGTAGGCGGCCGGCAGATGCGCCACGGACACGAGCTCGTGCCGGTGCGCCAGATGCTCGCTCGCACGTTCCAGCTGCTCGACCGCCTGCCCTTCGTCATTGTCGGCGACGATCGTCACGCGGCGGATATTTTCCGGAAACTTGGCCTGCCCGATCGCGGCCAGGGAATAGGCCGCACAGATCCGCGCATCAGGCAGAGCAATCGCCAGAGCGCAGGCATCCTCGACGCCTTCTGTCAGCAGCAGCTCCTCGCCTTCCGGCGCATCACCCAGCCGCTTGCCCGACGCGCCATTCTGTATGCGGATGGTCGCGCCCGGCAAATACCCCAAAGCCAGCTTCGCCTCGACACCCCCAAACGCCTTAACCCAATTCTCTCCCACCGCATCGCGGGGGGGAGTGCCGGCGCAGCCGGCGAGGGGGGCAAGTCCGCGCTCCAGATAAATCCGATGCACCCCGCCAAACCCATTCGGCGCGCCCTCCAGCGACATGCACGCCAGCAGCGCCGGCCACCGTCCCGGATGCCCCGGATGCTCGATCCCGTGATGAAACCGCAGAGCACGCGGCCATGATCGCATCTCGATGCCGCGCCCGCGCAAATACAGCGACGCCGGATCTGTCCCATCCAGTGGCCGCGCTCCCAGGAACAGCTTGAACGCCAGCTCGCGCTTGAACACGCCACGGCGCTGTTCTTCCGCTTCGCGCTTGGCCCGTGCCGCCCGCGCGGCCTCCTCGACATCCTTGGCTTTGGCGACGGATGCACCGCCCTCCTCGATGCCCAGCCACTTCTTCGCCCAGGCAATGCCGGCCAGAAAATCCCCGCCGGCGGCAAAATTCGCCACCAGCCCGAGTCCCGGCAGATTGCGCGCGCCCTGCCCGCTGGCGAAATCCTTCCACACGCCGGTATTGAGATTGACCGACAGCGAACCCTTGCGGCGATCGGCGCGGCCGGGGTTCAGCGCAACCCATTCCGTCCCGCGCTTCTCGCCATCGGGCAGCAGCAGCTTCGCCAGCTCCGCCATCCGGTCCACCAACATCCGGTCAATCTCTTCAACGCTGTAAAGATACCGGGACATTCACGCCGCCGCCGGGGGCGCTGGCCATTCTTCCGGCCATTCCACGACGAAATAGGTGCCCTTGTTTTCGACCATCGTAATCGGCAGCGCGCGAAACTGCGTTGGCGGCAGCCACTTCGCCGTGGGCAAAAGAATCGTGCCACCGCCCTTATGCAAATGATTGATCTTGAACGCGCCGGCGCGATCGAATGTCACGCGGATGCGCCGCGCCGCCTCATCGATTTCGATTTTGACCTGGTCTCTGCCATCGCGAATCGCGGCGCCCATGCTGAGAAGCCCGTAGGTAAAACCGTTTCGCGTGCGCGTTCCAAGTTTCACCGTCTCGCTTTTTTTCTGCTGCGCTAACCGAACCGGACGTATCTCGTTCCACCCCATGGCCTGATCCCCCCTCAGAAATTCATCGGCAGATCGCGCGCGCGCACAAAGCGCCGCACGTCGCTGTCTTTGCTCAGCCGCGCCTTTGCGCCCGGCGCGATCGGCTGCAGCCGCGTGCCACGCAGCCGCGGCCCGCGCTCAAACACAAACCAGGCATAGGCCGTCGCGGACGAAAGCTCCGGATCCCATGAACCCAGCTGCATGGCCACGCGCTCGGCGAACGGTGCCACCACGCGCAGATTGCATTCCTCATAAAACAGCCGATAGCGTTCCGCGCCTTCCAGAAACGCCAAACGGCACAGCAGAGCGACAGCCGGCGCATGTTCGAGCCCGCGCCGCACAAACTCGGCCGCGCTGGCGAACGGGGGATTCGTCACCACGATGTCGCACTGAATGTCCAGCGGCGTCGGCGCGAGAAAATCCGCGATCGCGCCATAGCCGTGATCGTAAATATCGCTGGCCAGCACGCGCGAAAACGTCTCTTTCAGCGGCTCGGCCATGTGCCCTTCGCCGCAGGCCGGCTCCCAGACACATTCCGCAGACGGATAAAGCTGCTTCAGCAGCTCGGCCCCGGCGCGCGCCGCCCAGGGCGGAGTCGGAAAAAAATCCAGCTGCCGCCACCTGGCGCGTTGAGGATCTTCGGACAGCGCCGCGGCCGCCCGATTTTCCATCACCGCCGCGCCCCCCGACGCTCTCATCGCGAGAACGGCGCCAGCAGCAGCGCCGGCCAGAACAACGCCGACAACAACATCAGGAACGCCGTCATGGCCAGAAGACAGACCAGCGAACCGCAGGCCACTACGGTGATAAAATCGCGCGCCCTCATGACGCCATCTTCTGGATGGTGGCGTCTTTCGCCTGCGACCCCGCCGAACTGCCGAAATAGAAATGGATGATGCCGAGCCACGAAGTGCCCAGCGCACCCAGCATCGTGTTCAGCACCGTCTGGTTTTCGGCCGGCACCGAATGGAACGCCATCAGCGACAGCAACCCGAAGAACCCCGCCGTCACGAAGCCCGCGAGCGCCGCTGGCGTCAGGCTTTTGGTCTGCACCTGCAACGCCCGCGCCGATTCCGTATCCGCTTCATTGATCTTGGCAAGATCGATGTTCTGTTGCGACAGCGCGAGCTTGAAATCATTTTCCGCCTTCTGCATCGCAGCGACGGTCGCCGGATCCATCAGGCCCAGCTTCTTCAGCATGTCGGCCTGGCCGGCTGGCGTTTGCGCCGCGGCCGGTTCAACCCCCAGCGCGCTGGCAAGCCCCGTCACAGCCATGCCGGCAAGCGGACCGCCCAGCGCGGTGGCGATCGTCGGTGCCAGCGCGCCGATCGTCGGCAGGATTTTGTCGAGAAAACTCGTCATGTGCTCCCCCTACGGATCAATTCACCCACAGCCATTTCGTGGCCGCGGGGTCGTACATGAATTGCTGGATCGTGTTCTGCGCGATTGTCCCGCCGGTCAGGATGTTGCCCGCCGTGTTGACCGTGATCGCGCCGCCCACCGCTTTGATGAACACCATCAGGCCGCGCGTCGGCGCCATCGCCGGGCCGTAATTCATCGGCGTGTCCAGCGTGATCGTGGAGAGGGTGCCGCTGTTGACGTAATTCACCGGCGCGCAGTTCAGTGTGATCGCATTGGCCGAAATCGTCAGTGTTGCCGGATTGACTTCGAAGGTCTGCCCCATCCCGCTGGTGATGGATTCGGCGTCGCTCTCGATCGGCAGGATCGCGCCACCCGTGGTGGAACCCGTGCGCACGATGAAATTGGCAAAGGGAAAGCTCTGCCCGATCAGGTTGCCGTAGAAATTGCTCTGCAGCTTGATCGCCTGGCCGGGATTGCCGCCGCTGATCCACGGCAGATGATAGAGGATGGAATTATTGGCATTGTAGTTCTGGTAGTCGCAGCCTTCGATCAAAGTCGTCGGCGTGTACTGACCGAATTCGAACCAGCCGACGCCGTTCGCGCCGCAGCTGGCAAAGCGCCCATTGCGCAGCACGATCGCGGATTCGCCGCCCGTCATCGTGGTGTCCAGAATGGTCTGCGACGACTCCACATCGGGGAATTCGATCAGCGCGGGGTATGACAGATGCTGGATGTTGAAAACCGTCTGGTCGCTCTCGCTGATGTGGTGCAGCACATGCGCCCCCCACCACGTTCCGTCGACGCCATAGCGGCAGCCGGTTGTCAGGTTGCGGAACAGGAAATGCATGTGATTGTTACTGTTACCGCCGAGCCATATCCCGGTGCCAAGCCCGGCGCTGGCGATACCGTTACCGTCCAGCCAGTTGCCGATAATCTGCATGGCTTCGCTGTTCTGGCCGCTGTCCGGCGAGATATCGATGCCGCGCCAGCTGGCGTTCGAACCGCCATTCGCGATGCGGTTGTGCTGGATGGTGTTGTTGGTGTTGATGCGCACCCCGCCAAAGGTCAGCGCGATGCCAGAAGTGTTGGAGATCGGTTCGCTGCAATTGACCTGAAAGCCGGAAAATTCGCAGTGGCCGCAACCCTTCAGCCACACCGTCATCACCCGGTTGATGGTCGGATCCTGCGGCAGACTGCTCGATTGCAGCGTTACCTGCGGCAATTCCTCGACATGGCGCGGGCTGCGGATCTTCAGCCCGGTGCGGCTGTTGATCAGCCAGGTGGCGCCCAGCGTCAGCGTGCCTTTGCTGCGGAACAGGATGGTCGTGTAATCCGGCACCGCCGTGATCATCGCGTTCAGCCGCGCCGAGCAATCCGCGCCGCTGCCATAGTCGTTATTGATCCACCATTCCGCGGTGAATTCCTCCTGCAGGCTGCCGGCGAATGTGATCGTTCCGCCTGCGGACAGATCGAGGCACTGATGCACATCGGCCTCGACGCGGCCATTGATCGTCACGGTCTTGCCCGACGCCGGTTTCAGCGTGCCGCCGCGCAGGATATGCAGCGTCACATTGGCCGGAATGGTCAGGTTGTTGGCGATGTTCTGCGGCTGGTTGACCCAGATCTGCGTCGCATTGGCGCCGGCATTCGTGATCAATGAAGCCAGCGAAGTGCCTGAGCTCGTGGACATGCCCAAAGTGCTTACGGTCACGACTTCCCGCCTTTCCGTTTTGCCAAATTCCGCCGCACAACCCAGCGCCGGCGATGCCCGCGCGCGCCCGCCGCCCGCGCCGCCTTGCGCAATTTCGTCTCCCGCCAATCGACGCTGAACGCGCCTTCCGGCAGCCGCGCGATCTCGCCCAGCTCGCAAAACTCCGCCACCAGCCGGTTCACTTCGTCCCGCGGCATCAATCGACCCCCGGCTTGTAGGGAACCGAGTCCGGATCGATGTCCTGTCCTCCCCCGCTTCGCGGGGGGAGGGGGCGCGAAGCGCCGGAGGGGGCAAGTGCCGAGATCATCACGCCGAGCGAAGCGATGACGAAACAGATCCCCTGCACCACCACCGGATCCCCGCGCGCCGCTTCCGCGGCCAGCGCCAGGTTGCGCACCGCCGCCATCAGCCGCGCCCGCACCACGCCATATTCACTGGCCGGAAAAAACGGCGTCTCCACCAATCCCGCCAGGGCGATGTCGCGATCCTTCGGCACATCCGGCGAACCCGCCCGCCGGCAATCCAAACAAAACCGCTCGATGGGCGTCGTGTCAGTCATCCCCGCCTCCCCCTTGAGGGGAGGCCGACAATTCGCACTTGCGAATTTCGGGTGGGGGATACTTCTGGTTCCTCAGCTCCGGGGTGCAGGAGGACGGTTCCGCAACCGTATGCGGCGTCACCCCGGAGCCATTCCACGCCTCGCCGCAGTCTCATGCCGCCACCTCTTCGATGGTCAGCGCGTAAAAATCGTTCGGCTGCACCTGGCCAGACGTGGCCTTGACGATACGGCGCATCGTCTGCACATTTGGAACCCGGCCGTTGCGGTAGCGATTGACGGCCGCCTGCGTGCAGCCGATCGCCTTCGCAAATTCGGTCTCCGTCATCCCCTGCTGAGCCAGCCACGAATCAATCGTCATGGCCTGAGCAATACCAAAATGGTGTTAACGCAACAACAGTTTGTATACCGAGACGGTGTTAGTAACTATATACCGGATCGGTATAATGAACGAATGGTAAGGAAACGCGCGGGCGTGGGGGACACGCCGCTGCGGCGTTTGCGTGAAGACCGCCTGTTATCCCAGGCGGAACTTGCCGAGCGCGCGCATACGAGCCAACCGCAGATTGACCGCCTGGAGAAGGGTCTGCGGCGGATGTCCGTCGATTGGGCGAAGCGTCTGGCCCCTGCGTTACAATGTCACTGGCTTGACCTTATGGGCGAGCCGCAAGCCGCCTATTCACCGCAAACCAAGGCGATCGCCGAAGTGGTTGAAGGCCTCTCGGAAGACGATCAGGCCGCGGTTTATCGCCATGCGACGGCACTCGCCCACGGCAACAAACCCGAACCGCTATCGCCGCGCGCCCCGGCGCCAGGCCACAACCATCAGCAGCCCGCCCGGCACCGCGCACCACGCGCCGGTGTACACCGCGCCCGGTAAAGCGCCGGCCAGCAGCAGCGCGTCAGACCAAGTTCCGTGCAGCTCGCGGATCAGCGTCAATTCGAACCACAGCGCGCCGCCGGCGAAACCGATTCCGGCCAGCAGATTGCCGATTCGCGCAAGTTTTTCCGGACGCATTGAAGCAAGTTTTATCACGGTTCCGCCCTGTGGATTAAATACCATTCCGGTATTGACCGTCATACCAAAACGGTGTTGACATCCGCCCTCGATTCGCTGGGGCTTGCACCGATGTGGACGATTAAACAGCTTTTCATTTTCTGCATGGCCACCTGGTTTTTCTACGGCTTCGCGGCCTACGAAATTTACCAGCTCTTCGCCAACCTCTTCGCCGTCGTTCACTAATGCGGAAGCCAGAGATGGTGCGCGCCGGAATGGGAATGCAAGCCCTCCGCCGGCGCGCGGAGGGGGCAGCGCCCTCCTTCCGCTCCATCATCATCGTGCTGATCGCGCTGAACGAGCTGCGCAGCATTATCGCCGTCAGCGTCATTCTCTACGCCGTGTTCAACCACCAATTGTCATGGCCCTGGCTGACGCCCCTGCACCCAACTTCGCCGCCCGACTCCCTCAAAGTTTGGCAGGCGCCACTGGCCGCGCGTGGGGGGACCACGCGCGGCACCTTTTAGAGGTACACGGATGGATCGTATCGAGGCGATAGCAGCCGTCGCCGCTGCTCTGACGCAGCGTCTGGAGGCGGCAAGCAATGATGATGAACGCCGATTTTTTCTCGGCCTGAATGCACCCTTCATGGAATGGTTCATTTACGTCACGCGCACCACGGCGCCGGAACGCGCGCTCAGGATCGCCTGCGAGTTGTCCACCGAACTTGCAGCCGAAGTGCTGAAGGCCGGCGTAAATGTCTGATCCCCTGCCCTCCGGCTTTCCGCCGCCCGAGCCGCTGCACCCCGATGCGATCTACACCGCCGACGAAGTGGCGCGCATCGTCTTCCGCCAGTATCGGCAATGGTTCTATCGCCACCGCGTGGCGCTGATGCGGGAAGAAAACTTCCCGCGCCCGATCAGCAAATACGGCCTGCCGCGCTGGCGCGGTTACGATCTCATCCAGTGGCTCGCCCGCGACAAAACCACCAACCAGGCCGTGGGCACCAACTTCGAAAACATCCTCCGCCTCCGCACCCAAAATCTCAGGCGCAAAGCATGAGCGATATGGGATCTCCGCGGGTGGCGCTGATGCAGGCGATGCGGCGGGTATACTCTGCGCAGGCGGCTGTCGGCGAAGTTTTGGCTCAGCAGTGGCCGGTGGGCTGCCCGATCACGTGGGAGCGTGGCGGCCATTTGCACACTGGCATTGTGCGCAACCTCAGCGTTGAGCACGTTCTCGTTTGCAACGACAAGACCGAAAAAACCTACTGGGTTTCCGCTTACAATGTTCTCCGCGCGGATTCCAGAATTGCCGATCAGCTTTTCGACCGTGTTGACACCACGGCCAAGTCGGAGTCATAGGCCCAAGCCATGTCGCGCGAGAAAGTCCCCTATCTCTGTTGGCGTCACGGGCGGCCGCGCTGGGTGCCCAGCCCCGAACTGCGCGCCAAAGGCTTCAAGGGACAGGATCTGAAGGACGAAGCGGGACACTGGCTGCCGCGCGGCGCCGCGATCGACGCCGCCGAAAAACTCAACGCCACCATCAAATCACCAAACCTTTCCTCCCCCGCAGCTTTCATCTCCCCCCGCATCGCGGGGGGGAGTGGCCGCGCAGCGGCCGAGGGGGGCAAGTCTGATCCACAGTCCCGCACAATGGCCACCCTCTTCACCGCCTACGAAACCTCGCCGCACTTCACGCGCCGGCTGAAAAAAGGCACCCGCGACGGCTACGGCTACCACATCGCGGCGCTGCGGGAATGGTGCGGCGATGTCCCCATCACCGGGCTGACCAAACCGGCGATCGCGGAATTCCACGCCGCGCTGGAGGAAAACTCCGGCGCCGCCTGGGCGAACGCGGTTCTCCGCACACTGAAGATCGTGTTCAATTACGCGATCGAGGACCGCGACTGGCTGACCAGGAACCCGTGCCGCAACGTCGATTTCGCCGCCACCACCGGCCGCCTGGTGCTGTGGACCACCGAAGAAATCCGCGCCTTCACGGCGGCCGCCGATGCGCTCGAACTGCCCAGCATGGGCGATGCCGTCATTCTCGCCGTGCTCACGGGACAGCGCCAGGGCGACGTGATCGCCCTCCGCGACGTAAGCTTCTCTTCCCCCGCATCGCGGGGGGAAGTGGCGCAAAGCGCCGAAGGGGGCAAGTCAGATCCACCGACGCTCATGGTTTTCCGCACCGGCAAAACCGGCGCGATGATCAAGCTGCAGGCGGCCGACGCGCTGAAGGCCCGCATCGAAACCGCGCGCAAACGCAAGGCCGAAACATGGCCCAACGTGAAGCACACCGCCGAAATCGTCTGTGAACTGACGGGCGCGCCCTATCACGCCGGCGGCTCGCGCTTCCGGGCGCTGTTCCGGATGGTGCGCGCGGTGGCGGCCGGCGCGGAAGATGCCGCCAAACGCGTGCATGACGAGCTCGGTCCCGCGCGCGCCGCCCGGCTCGGCAATGTGCTGCCCACGCTCGCCACCTGCCCGTCCGTCGCCGGCAAATGGTTCCTCGATCTGCGCGACACCGCCGTCACCTGGCTGTTCATGGCGGGCTGCACGGTGGCCGAAATCGCCACCATCACCGGCCACAGCCTGCGCACCGTCCAGGACATCCTGGACAAGCATTACTTCGTGCGCACAGACGCCATGGCCCAAAGCGCCGCCAAAAAATTCAACACCTTCCTGGCCGGGCAGAAGTGGTGAAGGCCGATCTCGATCAGCAGCTCGCTGCGATCGAGTCGCTGCTGGTGTTGCAGGAGCGCGACAAATTTGTTCGCGTGATCCAGAACGCCCGGCGCATGCTAAAGCGTAAGGATCGCAAGATCGGCAATCTCGGCCGAACCTGCGATGAGCTGCTGCGCCTGCTGCGCGACGCCAAACAGATCGCCGAATGACGCGCACGCGCTACCCGGCCGGCCACGTCATTCACATGAGCCTCGATCACGACGATCCGGCGCAGAGCATCAGCGTCGCGCATTGCGATTGCGGCTGGGAGAGCCGCTACCCCTGGCCGGGCAATCACACGGTCCAGGACACCGCCATCGAATCCCACTGGCAGGCGGTCGAAGAAAACAACCGGACGCTCTTTACTCTCACATGAGACGCCCGCGAGTCCTGATTGCCTGTGAATTTTCGGGCACGGTGCGCAATGCGTTTCTCGCCCGCGATTATGATGCCTGGTCCTGTGATCTGCTGCCGGCCGATGATCGCAGCAACCGTCACATTACCGGCGACGCCCGCGATTATTTGCACGACGGATGGGATCTGCTGATCGTTGCGCATCCGCCATGCACGCGGCTGTGCAATTCCGGTGTTCGCTGGCTATCGGCGCCACCACCGGGTCGCACGATCGCGGACATGCGCCGCGAGCTCGAAGAAGGCGCAGCCCTGTTTTCTGCTTTTTGGAATGCGCCGATCGAGCGCATCGCCGTTGAAAACCCGGTGATGCACCGGCATGCAAAAGCTCTGATCGCGAACTACGAGACACACGCGCAATCGGTGCAGCCGTGGCAGTTCGGGCACGGCGAAACCAAGCGCACCTGCTTCTGGCTGAAGAACCTGCCGCCCCTGCGGCCGACTGACATTGTGGACGGCCGCCGCGCCCGCGTTCACCGGATGCCGCCGAGCCCGACGCGGTGGAAAGAACGCAGCCGTTTCTTTCCCGGAATTGCCGCCGCGATGGCGCAACAGTGGGGCGACTATGCCGCCGCGCAATTGATTTACTCTCACGTGAGAGGCCAAACCTCTCACAGCGAGAACGTTTGTTCTCCCGCGCCCGTTGAAAACATTGGGAAAATTGGTGCCGGCTGCAGGGATCGAACCCGCGACCCCGTGATTACAAATCAGCGGAAGCCTTCAGCAAAAACAACCACTTAGACCGTATTCGCTGTGCGAGATAGGGGGCAGATGTGCGAAAACTCGCACGCTTCTACCGGCCCCGTTCCAGCAGACGTAACCGCGCTTCGTGGTCGTTTTCCTGCCGGTCGATCGCATCGAAGCGGTCCATCAGTTCCTGCTCGATTCGCGTGATCGCCTGCTGCCCGCTGTTGAGCGTATGCGCCGCCCAGCCCAGCGTCACCAGCATCAGCGGAATGCCGATCAATTGCACCACGCGCGCCATTACGGTGGCCAGCTCGCCGACGATCGCCGCGCGAATCTTGTCCTTGCCCTTGTCCTCATCGATCGCCATCACCCGCCCCCTTCCCACACGCTCTACTTTTTCCGCTGCCAGCGCACTTTCAGTCCGAGCTCCTCCAGCGCCTTCTGGCCGGCCCGCCAATGCGACGGCGTCATTTTCATCGAGCCGTCGTTCACCAATCCCTTGATCGTCGCGACTTCGCCATCCACGGAAAACGCCACCGCAAATTCGAACGGTTTGCCATATTGATCGGCCTCCGGACCGACACGCACAATTCCCGACAGGATCTCGACGAAGGCCTTCACCACACGTCCCCGTTACGTCACGAAACTCGCCGCCCTTTCGAACCAGCCGCGCAGAAACCGGATCTGCGATTCGTCTGTCACCACGCGCGTGATGTGCTTGCGGATCCGCCACAGCGACAGACGGTTCACCAGCTCGCGCGCCTCGCGCTTGTTCACTGCCGCCACCGTCACCGGCCCGAAAATCCCGTCCGCCGTCACGCCACATAGCGACTGCAACGCGCCAATCACCCGATCCGGCCCAAACAGCACCGCGGCATCGGCGGCCGCCGTGCGCAGCATCGCATCGGTGATTTTGTCGAATCCCGGCCCGGTGACGTATTTCGCGTCATAGATCGCGATCGCGTCGTCGCGCGTCAGGGCGGCGACATCGGCGGCCGTGCAGGGTCGCCCGCGAAAGGCCGACAGCGTGGCCAGCGTGATGCCATATTTCGTCGGGCCGCCGGCGTCGGCGGGATCGTTCACGTAACCGCCTTCGTCCGCGATGATGCGGTCGTTCAGCTCGCCAGCCATTTGCCGCTCTTGAATTTCAGGCGCACGGCCTGCCCCGGAAACACCATCTCAAACGTCGCGTCGGTGTCGATGTTGTGGCCGTTACCGTCAATGATGATCGGCAGCGCCAGCGTGCAATTGCCCGCCCAATCCTTCACCGTCAGCTCGTCCACGCCATCGGTCGGCGCCGCCTTCAGCAGCAGCGTCAGCGCCGCGCCCGTCAGGTTGTTCACCGGCGCATAATTGTAAACCGCGGTGTCGATCGTGACGCCGGTCGCCGTGATCAGCCCATCGGTAATCGGCAGCGTGCCCGCCGGCACCGTCTGCGGCGGCGGCTTGATCACGGGATTGCCCGACGAATCAAACCCCAGATACTGATTGGCGCGCACCGTCGCCGGCGGCAGCACCAGCACGCCCGGCGTATCGGTCGGCGGCGTCTGCACGGTGCGCGCGATCGCATCGGTGTTCTGCTGATCCAGCATCGTCAGCCGGTCGAATTCGCCGTTCACCGACGATGCCGGAAACTTGGCGTTGTCGATCAGGTTGAGATTATTGGTCGCCGGCAGCAGCCGCTGCAGCACCACGCGATGATTGCCCAGCGGCGCATTGTTGAACGTCACCGTCGCGCCGCCGAGATATTCCCCGGAATCCGCGTCCTGGACGCCGGTCACGGTGTAATCATAGGTGCCGCCGCCATTCAGCACCGGCGCCGGCGCGACATTGGCGTTCGCATTGGTGTCGAACAACGTCACGACAAGGTCTGCCGGCACGAAGAAAATATAGGGAAACGCGAACGCCCTGGTCGCGCCATTCCCGACATACTGGATCACGCTGGAAGTGGTCGAAACCGTCATGGCCCTGCCCCTATCACCGGCTGTTTCACCTGAGATTGTCCTTGTGCGGAAGACAGCGCCGCGGCGCGCAGGCGCAGCCCGTTCTGCACGGTATCGAGCAGCTCCGGATCCTCCCGCAAAATCGCCTTCTTCGCGCCGTCGCGATATTGCCCCCAGAAGCGCTGCACCATGATGGCGCGCAATTCCGGCGATCCGTCGTTCCACTGCTTCTGCACGCTGGCGATCGGGAATTTCCCTTCGACCAGCGCATTCAGCGCATCCTTCGCGCCCAGCTTGGTCGCGGGATCCTTCAGCCCGTTGCCCGCCAGCACGCGCAGCTTGTCGAGCTGCTGCGCCGTCAACTGCACCGGCGTCGAAACCGCGCCGCTCGAAAACGTCTGAAACTGCCCCGGCGGCGTCAACCCGAGACGCCCTTCGCTGGCGTCATTCGGGAACGCCTTGCGGTTCTCCCAAATCCACTTGTCGATCGGCTGTGCGAGCTCGTCTTCACCGCGCATCGGCACCGGCGAAAAGGCCCGCCCCAGCGCGCCGGCATCGCCCCACGGCGCCCAGCCATGCGCGCGCGGCAGCGGGTCGCCCCAGATCGTGCGCGCCGGCGGCAGATCCTTCGACAGCCCCGGCGTGCGCGCGCGGATCGCTTCGACCAGGTCATAATGCGCCCGGCGCCAGGGATCCGTGGCGTTGTCCACCGCAACCCCGCCCTGCGGCGCGGCGAAATCGGCGGCGATGTTTTCCATGAAGCGCCGGCCGTCCGCAGTCGGATCATTCACCGCTTCGAGGAAATCGCCGAGACCCACCATGAAGGTCGGTTCCATCAGCGCATGCGCCAGCCCGAACACGATCGAGGCGGCCGCGTCTTCGGCGTCGCGCTGTTTGCTGTAACGGATCACGTCAGCGGTATCGCCGACCGCGCCCAGGATCATTCCCAGCGGATGCAAGCCGCCAAAGCCGTACCAGGTGCCCCCGAGCTTCACCGAATAGGGCTGATGCGTGGCGAGCCAGAAGCGCCGCTCATCCGGTTCGCTCGGCCCCATGCCCGTCAGACTGTCCTGATAGGCCAGCGACCCGGCAATCCCGGCGACGGCCGAGCCCAGCGCCACCGATGCCTTGGCCAGCGCCGCGCGCGAACCGCCTGCCCGCAATTCCGCCAGGAACGCCGGCGACGGCGCCAGTGCCGGCAGCGGCGAAGCGTTATAGGCATAGCGCACCAGGTTGGACGGCACCTTTACGAACGGCAGGATGAAACGCCCGAAGGGAACGCTGATGCCGGTACCGCCGACATCCCAGTTCATGCGATCGACGCCGTTCTGCAGATCATGCATCACGCCCGGCAGCGGCTCCTGGAAGGAATTTTTCAGCGCATAGGCCAGCGCCTGTTCATGGATCGCGGGCGGCGGCACATCCATCAATTCGCTGATGCGCGCATTCATCGCGTCACCCTCGAGTCCCTCTTTCGATGCCGACGCCCAGGACAGCCGCCGCAGTTCCGCGCGATAGTGAATGGTCTTGGCGAAATCATCGGCGGCGCCGATCCAGTCGGTCGGCAGCGCGGCCCGCAGCAGCGCGATCGCACCCGATGTCGGTTCATCGGCGCCGGACATTCCCTTGGCGAGCTCGCCCAGCCGCTGCTTCTCCAGTCCCTCGACGGTCTGATATTCGCCGTGGAATTGCGACCCGCCCTGCCGCAGCGCCTTGCCGGCCGCGCGCACGCCATCACCCATGGCGCCCCAATAACCGTAGAGCGTGTTCAGCGTGGTGCCCTGGTCGACTCCGCCGGCCGTCTCGGCAATCCCGCGCGTCGAAACCTGCCATGCCGCGGCAAACGCATCGCCGAACAGTTTCTTGGTCAGCGTCTTCGGCACATTCGACAGCAGCAGATTGGTCCAGCTCGCCACGATGGAATCGCGCGAAGTCGCACGGCGCAGCAGATTGAGCCAGCCCGGCACTTTCGCCGGATCCTCCAGCGCGGCCGCGCGGCGGATCGCGTCCTCGACATTGTCTGGCCCTGCGTTCTGCAGGATCTGCATGATCCCCTTGGTCTGCTCGGAAGTCCCTTCCGCCGCGAGCTGCCGGGCGCGAAATGCGCGCGCTTGTTCGGTGCCGACCTGGTCCCAATTCTCGACCATATGCAGCGATAGCCCGAAAGCGCGTGCGGCCGCTTCGAAATTCTCCGGCGTCGGAGCGGCGACATAGGCATCGGCCGCCTGCTTCAACTGCGCGCCGCCCGCCTCCATCGTCATTTTCCACGACAGGATCTCGGCATCGGTCGGCAGAGCGGTTTTCAACCCGGTCATGATTTCATCGGGCGAACGCTGCAGCGTGTAGGCGGCCGAGCGCAGCACGTCGTCGGGTTTCACATCGCCATCGGGAATGGTGCGCGCCACATCCTTGATCACATCGCGCGCGCCATTGGCGTCGGACAGCGTATCGAGCGAAGCCTGAATAGGATTATCCGCCTTCTTGCCGCTGAGATAATCCGCCGTCGCATTGCGCACGTCGGCCGTGACGTTGAGCAACTTCTTGCCAAGAAAAAGCCAATCCCGCCCCGCCGGCGGCGTTGCCGGAGCGGCCGGAGCTGCTGCAGCTGGCGGCGGCGGCGGTGTCCCGCCCGGCGGCGTTGCGCCAGGCTTTGGAGCGTTAAGCGCTTCGCCGAGTCCATCCTTCGGACCGAGCGCCCACAGATTATCGCTCAGATCTTTGGTGAGCTTCTCAACATCCTGGTCGCCCAGCCCGGCGGCCGCGCCGATCGCCTTCGCCACCGCATTCGAGCCGGTATCGAATGCCGCGGAAATTGGCGACATCACCAGCTTGAACGCCGATGCCGCGGTCTTGCCGGTTTGCAACTGCGATTCGAAACTGGTTTTCAGCCCCTGCCAGAACGGCTGCTTCGCCGCCTCATCATTCAGCCCCTGCCCCTTCAGCCAGTCGGCCTTCAGAGCATCAAAACTCCCCGCGACATCCCCGGTAAACCGCGAAGTCAACTGCCCGAGCACATCAAGCACCCGCTGCCCCAAAGGCACATAGGCCCCATTCCCTTCCCCCCTTGAGGGGGAAGGTGGCGCGCCGTCAGGCGCGACGGATGGGGGGACCGCGCCGGCAGGCGCAACAGGCTTGGTCACCGTCGCCACCTGCGGCGACCCGCCCAACAAAGCATCCAGACTCGCCGCCGGCGTCCCGTTCTGCGCCAGAGCATGCGAAGCCAAAAAATCACCGGCCGGATCTGCCATCACTTCGCTCCCGCGGTTTCAGGTTTTTCGCGCAGGATCGCCAGCGCGCCGTCCCGCCGGCTTCGCGCCGACGCCAGATTGCTGCGGAATCTTGCCACCGGATCGGTCGACTCATGGCTCGCGAAACAAATCACCATCAGCGTGCGCAAGTGCTCGCGATAGGCCGCATTGATGACGGCTGCTTCACCGCGCATCACTGCGCCCCCGTTGCTTCAGACGCGGGCGCCTTGCCCGGCGCGAACGGCACTTTCGTTTCGCGGGCCTGCTTCTCTGCATAGAACAGCCGATAGGCATCGAGCGTGCGCGCTTCCGCCTGGTAATCGCCCTCCGAAATCGCCTTCTGTCCGTAGGCGGACTTCGTCGCCGACCAGACTTTCTTCACGTCTTCCAGCGAACCGACCGCGCCGAATTTCGGCTGCGGCAACCAGCTCGGCCGCTGCGGCAGCGCCGACGCGTATCGCGGCGCCATGTCGGACAGCACCGCGAAAGGATCTTCATTCCCCGCCACCACGCGCCGGTTCCATTCGCCCTGGGCGGCCGCCCACAGCTTTTCGGCTTTCGCGCGCACGGTATCGTCCTTGATCAGCCCCTGCTCCACCGCCTGGCCGGACAGAGTGGTCCGCAATGTCGCAAACGCCCCGCGTTCCACCGCGTCGTCTTTCTGCTTTTCGCGTTCGTTCAGCGTGCGCATCATTTCCGCGCCGGTCGCGGTTTTCAGCCGCCCCGCCGTCATGGCGTCGAATACATCCTGTTTCGTGGTCGAACCGCCGGCCACGGTGCCCGCCCACAGCAGCGCCGCCGCGCGCGGATCGTCCTTGCCTTCCTCGCGCCGCTGCATCGCGGAATGGATGGCCTCCAGCCCGCCCGGCGAAATCTGCTGCGCATTGGCGAGCTGCTCCAGCATCGCCGGCGACGGCAATTTTCCGTTGTAGATCGCGGACAGCAGCTGCGTTTCGTTGTTGCTTTGCGTCTGGCGCAACAGGCGCGCGGACTCGGCATCTTCATGGGCAATGCGGGCAGCATCACGCGCACCCAGGCGATAGGCGACACCTTCCGCGCGCGCCGCCAGCACTTCGCGGCGTTCCGGCAGCAGCCCCGGGAAGGTCGAGGGATCGTTCAGCTGCTGCGCCACCGCATTGGCGGCATCGGCATCGCCGCGATCGAGCGCCCCGTTCAGCATCTGCCGAGCCCGGACTTCGGCGAATTGCGAGCCCAGCGCGATCATTTTGACCGCGCCTTCATCGGGGCGCAGCCAGCCGGCCGCCACGGAAGACGAGATATCGGCCCGCGCATCGTCATAGATCTTGGCTCGCATCTCATCCGAGCTCGCCGCCGCCGCACTGTCCGCATACTGAGTGGTGCGCAGATCGAGCTCGCCGCGGCGCTTCTGGCTTTCCAGCTGCCAGGCGGCGTTCTGCGTATCGAGGCTGCGGATGGTGGCTTCCTGTCCCACGCGCTCCGTGACATGGGCGCGGATCTCGGGATCCTGAATGCCGTCCAGCAGCTGCTTGGTATAACCCGCCGCCTCCTGGTTGAACCCGTCATAGGCGGCCTGCCGGTCTGGCGTCTTCGACCAGCGGAACTGCATTTCGCCGAGCTGCTGCGATGCCGCCGATACCAGATTGGCGGCATCGGCCTGGCGCCGCGCTTCGGCATAGCGCGAAGCAAAGGCCTGCGCTTCACCCGAGAGCTGCTCCGCGCCAGACGCGAGCGCGGCAGGCGCCTGCGACAGCGCACCCGGACTGGCCAAAGCCGCCCCCGGCGTAACCGCCCGAACCTCATTCGAAAAAACCGGAATCTGCGGCATGTTCCTACCCTCCCCTTGAGGGAGGGTCGATAATTTCGCGCAGCGAAATTTCGGGGAGGGGACCGGCTGTCATCGCGCGCGCGCCCATCAGAACGACACCGGCACGGCCAGCGGAGAATTCGTCCGCGTGCCCAGATTTTTCGCCACCGACGACACCAGCGTGGTCCCCGCCGCGATCGCGCCCGCGCCCTGCACCTGCTGCGACTGCGCGCCGGTCAGCGCCGCCTGTGCGCGCAGCTGCTGGGCGGTCAGCGTGCCGTTGCGGAGCGTCAATTGCCGCGACAGCTCGCCCTGGCGCGTCAGATCGCTCATCACATCCAGCGGCGTGCCCTGCGAGGGATCAACACCGGAAGCACCGAGCGCGGCCGCCGCGGCGCCGTAACGCTGCGCATTCTGGTATTCCACCTGCTGCGCATTGATCGCGGCGGATTGTTCGGTTGTGGTCGCCTCCTGCTGCTGCTGCGCCTGGTTGAACTTCAGCGCCGCCGCGGAGGAATTGGCCGCCGCAATGGTGCTGGCCGCCGAAACCGCCGACCCCGTCAACGCCAGAACATCGGCCGCGGTACCGATGGTGAAACCACCGGCCGCTGCGGTACCGACGCCGGCCACTTCCGGCGTAACGGCAACCGCCGCGGGAATCGCTTCCGGCGCCGCCGCAAACAGCGAGCCAATGGCATCAACCGCCGCAGCGGCCAGTTCCTCAATGCCGGTCATCGCACCCTCTCAAATTCCACATAATCCCGCCCATCCGGTCCCCACGCGCGCTGCAGATGCCCCGGCAGCGCGAAACCGAGCACCCGGGCCTGACGCTCCGCAAACGGAGCATCGGCGCGCACATGCAGCTCGATGCGGCGATAACCGGGGTTCTCCTGCAAATCGTCCAGCCAGGCGCGGGTCCAGCGATAGGCTTCCACGATCTGGCGGGCGCGCGCGAAGCAGGTGACGCGCATCCAGGCTTCGGCGCGGCCGTGCCAGTTCTGGATCACGCCGCCGGCGCCCAGGATGTAGCCGCCATCGACGGCCGCCCAGGAATAATTCGGCGTCAGATGCAGCGGCGAGATATTGCTGATCTTGGCCGTAAACGGATCCCGATCGAGCTCCCCCGCCAACCGCAACAAATCCGAAGTCAGAGGAATCAACCGCATGACACCGCCACTTTCATCAGGGCCGGAAACAGCTTGCGCGTGACGGTCAGCGGCTGCATCACCAGCATGTCGTCGATATAGGGCGCCACCGGCGCACCCGGCCGCGCGAATCTGCGGCGATGCAGCATCATCGGAAGGCCATTCTCGGGTTCATCGGCGGAGCGATGCGTCCGGCGCGCAAAGCTGCGAGTCGCCACCGATGTAACCGCGCGCAGAACTTCGACCGTCAACTGCGCAACCCGGACCGCCGGAATTTTCGTCCGCAGGACTTCTTCGCTCAGCTGCGCGACAAGCACCTGAGTTGGAGTAAACGACACGGTGCGCAGCACTTCGATGCTGTTGCCGGCGACCCATAGTGGCGGCGCGCTGGTCTCCAGGACCTCCTTGGTGACCTGATCGACATTGGCCTGTGCGTTGATGGAAGTCGTACTAAAGGCGGCGGCTATGGCAACCCATGTCGCACTGGTTGTCTGTGTTGCTGTCGCCGCTTCACTGGCAGCCACCAAATGCCATTCGTGAAAAAAGAACTTACTGGCATTTCCCGTCATGGCCCAATTGGTGCCGGTGTATCCGGCGCCGAAGGCTGTGATTGGCGGGCCACTGGCCTCACCGCCAGCGATTATTATTTCAGTCGAAGTCGAGAGCGGCAGCGTTCCGGAAGTAATGGCGGTCCCGGTGGCGTTGTTGGTGCGAACCACGTCAAACGGCAGAGCCGTGTCGCAGCCAGAAATTTCATATATCGCCAAGCCATGAAACACGGCGCTGGTCGAATATGCCGCGGTGACCGTGCCTGCGTTTGCGAGCGCGTTCCGACAATACCAGATGCTGGCGGTGTTATTCCCGCCGCTGTCCGTAATGTAATTTCCGAGTTGCTGATATGTATTTCCCGCGCTGTCGGTGAGCGTGACCGTCTCGGATCCGCGGCTGTGCACAATGACAACAAGCAGATTGCCCGCGGCGGTCGCACCGCCAAAGGTCACCGCAAACGAGGTCGTAGCGGCAGAGTTGCCACCCTGATTCGTCTGGACAACCGATATCGCCATTAGCTGTCGATCCTGTAGCCGGGGAGAGCCGAGCCAACACCGCCGGAAATCCACGCCACGCCGGTGTTCGGATCAACGTCGAAATAGCTCTCGCGATACAGATAGGAAGCCGTGAGATTTTGCCCGGTCAGCGAACCGCCACTGTCCGTCGCTCCCGATTTGATGCGCAGGCTGACGGTTCGCGCGCCGGCGTCGGACTTCTTCATCAGCGCATTGACTTTGACGCCATAAATCGTCGTCGGCGTCGATGACAGCCCGGCTGTCGCGAACAAATCCTCGTGTCCCACCGTGCTGTCGAACACATAGGACAAGTCGCCCACCGGGCAGTTCTGATCCACTTCCCACCAGTTGACGCCGGTGGCCGTCAGGTTGCCCCAGATCATCCAGCTCGGCTTTCCCCCCGTCATTGTCGGGCTGGTTGGCGCGCCGCTGCCGTAAGTGTTTGCCACGCTGAATCCGGAAGCATTGGAATCGCTCTCGTTCAGCACCACGGACGTATCGGTAATGAAGCCGATCCAGTAAGTCGTCGATGCCGAAAGCGACTGGCCCACACTGAACGGCAGAATCAGCGTCGTGCCGGATGTGCAGCCGGTGACCTGGGTGCCGGTTGCCACAGGCGCGCCGGACGGCTGCGTGCCCGAACCGTTGTCATTGTACAGAACGGCTTTGAAATTGGCTCCGGCGCTGGTCGCGGCGGGCAGCAGACGAACATCCTGAAGCGTGCCGGATGGCCCGGTCGTAAACGGCCTTAGCGCGAGCTGATTGGCCCCGGGCGCATTCGTGGCCGTTCCGTTGCCCTGATACGCCGCTCCAAGAACCGCTGCCCCGAACGCAAATTGCACCGCGCTGTCCGAGCTCGCAAACAGTGTCTCGACCCTGCTGTCCGGAAGAATTGCATTGTTCGTGCCGCCGGTAGTGTCGAACAGCACAAGATCATCGAAGGTGATGCTGCCGTTGCCGGCGTTGTAGAGCCCGCAGGTGTTCGCCTGCGCATGGGTAGAAGGGGCTGTGTTTTGGCCCGTAAGACTGATGCTTGTGGGCGACCCGTCCAGCGAGATGTCAACGGTCCCCGCCGCGCCATCGAATTTAATTTTGCCCGCCAACCAATGCCATGTTCCAGCCGTAATAGACTGCACCGAAGTTGCGAGCAGTGTCGTGCGGTTCCCACGGTAAACCGTGATCTGTCCTGAAGTATTGACGTTGATCGAAACCTGAATTGTCCCACTGTCACCGAATTGTATGCCGCAGTCGGCGGCCAAGGCGTCATTGATAGCAACGCCGAAAATAATAGTCCCATAATTCGCCGGAAGCGTCTTACTGATCGAGACGGCATTTGGATTTGCCGCGAGCTTTATCGCCTGCCCTGAAAACCTCCCCGGCACCAGGGAAATAATGCTGTTGCCAGAGCCGCCAGTGGTCAGGGTGTTCCAGTACCCAAGCATGTTGTTTCCGGCGGTATAGGACACGCCGTTGGTGTGGGCGATCTGCCCCGCGATACCGTAAACGTCGAAGCCTTCCCAGAGGATGTCAGCCATCGCAGCACCGCATCAGAACAGTTCCTCGGCCGTCAGCACGCCCGATCCCGTCATCGGCGCGGACGGCGCGGTGCCGAGCTGCAGCGCGAAGCCTTCTGAGGGCTTGATGATCGGGCATTCTTCCAGCCGCTGCGGTCCCCAGTAAAAACCGTTGAGAAATTCCCACTCCCGGCTGAACAGCGTCTGATCGGCGCCGCCCGCCTGGGTCTGCCCCGCCGTGTCGTTGATGCGCGCGGTGAACGTCGCCGCCGCGTCGCTCGACCGCAGCGCCAGCGGCGTAAACGCGTTGCCGCCAGAGCCCGCCGCGGCGGTGCCGGTGTGGCGGACGAATTTGAGTTCCTTCGCCTCCCAGGAGGTCAGCGTTTTCTGGCCGAGCTCGATCGAGCGGATGCGCACCGCCATGTTCGCCGTCGCCAGCAGGCCGAAAAGATCTTGCGCCGCCGAGAGCGCGACATTCGTGAAGGTGACCGTGTAGAGCCGCATGATGGTTGCTATCCCGTAACGTTGCCGAGAAGTGCGAGGCAGAACGGGCCGGCCATGCCGTTGAGATTGGCCGGCATCTGCAAATCGAGGTAATCGAGATTGGCGAGAAGGGCGGTATCCGCCGCCGCGATCGCCGTTGGCGTATGCGAGCCCGCCGCAAAGCGCGCGGTAATCGCCGCCACGCCGTTTTTCAAAAATAGGAAATCGGTTTGCGACGCCGGTGCCGTATCGACCCGTCCCGCCAGCACCAAACCGCCGCCCGGCGTCGGGAAGGTGCAGTTCAGCACCGCGACATAGCGCCCGACAACCACGCCCAGCGGCAGCAGCGAAATGTCGCGATAGGAAAATTCCGGATTCAACTGCCGCGAAATCTCGATCGCCTTCAGCGCCGCCAAAATCGCTTTCAGCGTGGCGTTCATGTCATCCATGCCGGCCACCTGGCCGATCATGCCGGCAAGATTGCGCGCCAGACTCATGTGCCGACTTCCCCCGTCGCGCCCTTGGCTTCGATCGCCAGCACGGTGCAGGGATAGGGCCCCTCGCCCGTGATCAGGATCTGGCCCTCTTCGTCATAGCCGCCGGGCGACGGCAGCCGCTTGATGCCGCTGAACAGCGCCGGCGCCTGCCCCATGACATCGCCGGCCGAACGCGTCAGCACGGCATCGACCACATCGGTTTGCACCGCGGTGATGGAATCCGTCTTCACCCGGCCATAAGAAACCGCCAGCGTCTCCACAAAGCGCAGATACAGGTGGTCGATGCGTTTGGCGCGGCCCTGCACGCTCTGCGGCGCACGCTGGGGCGCAAACGGCATTGTGACGGCGCGGAACGCGTAGGGCAGGCCGATGGTCGCGTAGGACGCCGTGAACGCGTTTGGCAGGGTGACCGAACCGCCCGCCACAACCGCCTTGCCCATATCGGCGCCGTCGCCCAGCATCTGAACGGTTTCGCCGTTGAGATAGGAAAGCCCGGAAAAACTCGCGGACTGCGCCGTGATGCTCCATTCCCCCGGCGCCACGGGCCGCACATTGCGCGCCGGACGCCAGTAATCGCCGCCGATCTTCGTATCCATGAAGAACGTCTTGACCAGCACCAGCCCGCCATTCAGCCGCAGGAAATTGCCCACAACCGCCGGCGAGAACGCCCCCACATTGGTCGTGAATGTCGCGCCATTGCCGCTGGCCGCGCTCGGCGTGATGGTGGCGTTGATCGGGAAATTCAGCGCGCTGGACAGCCCGCAATCGACAAAAAACGCCTGCTCGGCCGGCACGCCGTCAAAATAGCGCGCCATGACTTCGATCGTCCGCGTCGGCACGCCGGCCACCGTCCGCAGCACCGACAGCCAGAGCTCGTCATACGAGCCATCCGGCGAAGGAATGCAGCACACCGATTCGACCACCGGCGGCCCGCCGTAATATTGCCCGCCCAGCTGATGGCGGTGCCAGGCATAGACATTCTGCTCGGGCATGAAGGTCAGCCCGATCAGCGCCCCGTCGCCGCGCACGCACCACACCACGCGGTATGGCGTCTGCTGATAGGCGGTGGCGATGATGCCCTGCAGTGTCGCGGGATCAGGCCGCGTGATGTGCTCGGAATCCACCGTGCGGTCGATCGCCATATAACCGTTGATCGCCCACTGCCACAGCCAGTCCATCAGGAAGCGGCCCGAGCGATTGACGAACAGCACCGATTTTCCGATGCGAAGCGCCGGCACTTCCGACGATCCGATCTGGGTTTCCTGGTAAACCTGGACATTGGTCGGCGACAGCGCCTGGCTATTGGTCGCCGGCTGCATGATCTGCTCCGCGCCCGAAGTCCCGATGCCGAGCTGCTGCGCGATCGCGCTGCCCGCAGGCGACACCCAGCGCACGCCGTTCACCTGGTCATCGCTGATCACCCAGGACAGCGCGTTGTTGTCGGTCGTGGTGCCATCGGCCTGCGTCGGCGACATATTGGTGTAATCGGCGGTCACCGATGCCTCGACCGCGGAAGGCTGGAAATTGGTCCCGAGAAAGACCAGCCGCTGCTGCCAGAACATCGGGATTTGCGGATAGCCATTGGTGGCGCCCCATTTGCCGAGCCGCCATTGCGTCGTCGCCGCCGGCAGGATACCCGCCGCGAGGAATTGCCATTGCACGGTGCCATCCGTAATCACCGCGCCGGTACCGGACGGGCCGGCCGGGCCCGAAACGCCGCCGACAATCGCCTGGTAAGTCGCCCCGCTCTGCAGCACCACCGCGCCGGTGACATAGGTCGTATTGGCCACCCAGGGCGCGCCATCCAGCGCGCCCGATGCGCCATTGGCGACCGCGGATTGCACCGTCGCTGTGACGTTCAGCGTATCGGCAACCGCGGTGATGATGCACCACGCCCACAGGCTCAGCAGCTGGATACGCATCAACCGGCCGACATCGCTTGCCAGAAACCCCTGCCCGGTCGATTGCGGCGTCACATTGATGCCAACGATCGAGGACGCCGTGATGGTGATGCTGCCCGAAACACCGGACGGCGTCAGCGTCGTCGTGGTCGTGTTGACCGGCAGATAGGGGCCGTCGAGAAATGTCAGCGCCGCATAAGCCCAATTGATATGGCTCGACCTGGTCAGCTTCGCCGGCGGATGATTGGGATGCAGCAGGAACAGGGTGTCGGCGGATTGCGTGTACTGGATCTGCGCCAGCTCGGCGGCCGTGTAGGGTGTCACGATATCGACCGGTGTGAGGCCGTTCAGCACCACGCCGTCATTCATGTAAACCCGCACATTCAGATTGCTGAATTCCAGCACATAGGCCTGCACGGTCGAAAAAATGAACCGGATGTTCCGGGTACGGAATGGAGTATCCGTCTGATCCTTGGCCAGCGCCGCCAGCAAGCAGCCCGGCCGCCGCGTCATGCCGCCCTGCGGCAGCACCACCATGTTGAGGCAGGTATCGAGCCCGCTGTAATAATTCTTGTAATCCGTCCGCCCCTTCAGCCGCGGACTGAGCTCCCCCGCCGTAAAATTGCTGATCTCAAAATCGGTCCGCACTAACGCCGGCTCCGCAACCAGACATCCTCATCCCACTCGCGCGGGCTATTCTCCTGCGACGTGGTCAGACGCCCGATATCCAGTTTCCCTTCCATCTTCTTCGCCACGCGATCGAAGATATCGTTCGAATTGGTAATGGGGTGACACAGATCCAGCGCCAGGGTGTAACCGATGGTCTGCACCAGCAGCGGATCCATGACGGAAGGATCCTGCAAATCGGTGCCATAGACCACGTTCAGCGGCGCGCCTTCATTCGTGTACAGATTGCGCCCGACAACCTCCCATTTGGCGTCGGAATTGTCCCAGATTTTGATCATGCGCAGAAAATCCGCCGGCAGCGGATAGGACTGCGACCAGCCGAACGGCGGCGGCGTCGGTGAAGCCGCGAGCTGCGCGTAGGCCGTGTTGCAACTCCACAGCGAGGCGCGCAACACCCCGCGGCGGACATCGTCATAACGGGCGCGGCAGAGGATGGCCGGTTTGACGTTCTGCGCCAGATCCACAATCGGATCCTCGCCCAGCTCGATCAAAGCAATATTGCAAATCGAAACGATGCTGTCCCCGGCGGCCATCTATCTGTCCTTCACCCTCCCCTTGAGGGAGGGTCGAGTGACCCCGGACTTGATCCGGGGGAACGAGGGGAGGGGACCGGCTCTCGCCGCCCCCTCGCCTCTCAACAATCAGTCGATTGCATATTCGAAGACGATTCTCAGATTGCCCGAGCCCGGCAGTGACGCCACCGCGGTGGTCATGATCACGTCTTCATAGGCGCCGCCGAAACCCGAGCTCGAACTGTAAGAGGTCGCGAGACCCGTCACGGAATCGAAGCCCGAAGTGATTTCGGTGCCGAGCACGCTTGTTTTGCCCTTCAGCGTCGGCGTATCGGTCGCCGTGAAGGTGGCTGCCGCGGCATAGAGCGCGGAGTTGCCGTTGCCGGCGTTTCCGAACGCGATGGTCGCGGTGGCGAGTGAAGTGTCCGTGCACAGCAGAATGCCGAGAAACACGAACGGCAGGGGAACGCGCGCGACGCCGACAATGGTCGCCGCAGCCTGCGTATTGAGCACCAGCGTGTCGCCGAAACCACGCTGTTTGCCGCCGACGAAGGACCCCTTCGGCAGCGTCTGAATGGCACCGCCGAGATTCCCGACGATGTTGTTCATGTTTGGAGTCCAAACAGTGGCCGGAGTAGCCGCCATATTATTAACTTCCTTTCTGCTCTGATGCGCTCACGCGATCAGGCGCAAATGAGCTCCACCAGCTTCGCCTCTTCCAGACGCGCCGCTCCGACGCTCATGTCCGCATACACGTACATGCTGAAGCGCTTGTCCGGCCGAACCGACATCTGGACTTCGATGTCCTTCGCCAGCCCGATGCCGACCGCCGACTTGCGATAGGCCGGCACGCGCGTCTGGCTGCTGGCATTCAGCAGCAGCCGTTCGGAATGCCGGAGTTCGAAGCCGAGGATCTTGGCGATCTTGCCGTCGCGGAGCGGCGCCATGTCTTCCTTGGCCACGCCGAATTCCTTCAGCGTCGCTTCGGTGGTCGCCAGCAGATTGCCTTTCTGCTTGGCCGCGATGATGCAGTAACGCTCCTCCTCCTCTTCGTCGCCTTCGGCGGCATCGAGCGCCACCATCGCGGAGACGAGTTTGGAGATGGTCAGTCCCGCATTGCCCGAACCATTGCCATAGGTCCAGTCGTTCACCGCAACCTGCGTTCCCGCCGGCGTGGTGGGCGCCGATTCGGCGTTGCCGTTCGGCCAGGTCACCGTGGTCGAGCCGGAATGGCCGGTATAGGCGGTGGCGAAAAGCGATCCGATGATTTCGTCATCGAAACCGCGGTTCAGCGCGAAACCGGCATTACGCGCATAGGTCGAAGTCGGATCGATCAGCAGACGGACCTTGTCCAGCTTATCGACCAGGTCGCCCCAATCGTAGTCGTAAGGTGCAACACGCCGGCGCAGATGCTGGGTGTTCATCACAGGCGAATCGGAATGCCGCGCGAGAACCTTGCGGGCAGCCGTCGGCGCCACCTGTTCGAGATAGGCCGAGTCGCCGGTGATGGTGTCTTCGGTAACGGTATTACGCAGGCGGGACTGCCGCTGCTGCGCCAGATATTGGACGTTCGCGCCGAATTGCTGCACGAAGGCGTCCGTAACAGTGAAGCTCATGGGCCTCGCTCCTTCCGGTTTGATCGATACCGGCTGAGCTCCCCGCCCCCATGCTCGCGCATCACGACGGACCCGTGCCTGGGCTGTCAGGGCGCCCTGTCCCCACGGCCTTGTCCGGACGCATCACGCGCTCCCCGGACGCAGCAATTCCTTAAGCGGCCGCGGCCGCCTTCATCTCGAACAGCTTCGCCATCGCCTGGACCGCTTCCGCATGTCCGGGGGCGCGCTTGTCGCCATAAACCTTCATGAACGCCTTGTCGGCATATTTCGACCTGATCTGCTGTTCGGCCTCTGCCGGCGACAGCGTGTCGCCGCTGCCGGAGAAATTCTTGCCGTGCAGGGGATCTTCCTTCAGCGCCTCGCCGAGATGGGCGAACAGCTTGATAACCGCGGGATCGTTCCCCATGCCCGCCTTGTCGAACGCCGCGACAATGCCGTCGCCCAGCTTCAACTGCTCCGCATAGTGAACAAAGGCGTTGCGCGCGAGGCCGACCTTCTCCTGGTAGGCGGCGCCCAATTCGGTTTTCAGCTTCGCTTCGGCATCGGCGCGCGCCGCCGTGGCGGCCTGCTCGGATTTCGTCGTCAGCCCGTCCATCATCTCGTTCCATTTCGGAAGGATGACGTTCAACTGACGCTGCGACAGGCCCGCCTCGTGCAGCACCGGCAAAATCGCCTTCTGGAATTCGACATCGGCCGGCGAATAATCCTTGTTGTCGCCGCGTTTCGGGATCTGGTACTTGTCCGCGCCTTCCGGCCGCCCGAGCCGTGCGAAGACTTCCGCCCATTCCTTCGGATCATCGCCCGCCGGCAGCGCCAACCGCCGATCGGCGGGAAGCCCGATCATCTTCTGCGCATTGACATAGGATTTCGCCAGGCCCGGCAGATCCTTGATGTCCTTGAACGCCGGATCCCCGCGCAAATCCGCCGGCAGCGTTTCAGCGAAGGCGGGAGTGGCCGTTCCACTCCCGCCTCCGGCTCCGGCGCCGGCGCCTGCATCGTCAAGCATTCCAGAAAGCCGTGCGAGAACGAAACCCGATCCGTTGTCAAACCATTTCGACTTAAGCACTCTTCTTCTCCCCCGCGGGTTTCTCCGCGCCCTTCACATTGCCTTTGTTGATCGAGGCGTAAAACACGCCTTTGCCCTTCTTCTTGCCGTACTCGCTCTCCATCCGTGTAAGGATGGTCTGGCCCTTGCTAGTTAGCGGCACCGGATTCTCCCATTTCGCGCAGGGCCGCGGCGGTGCGCTGCATCGACAACCGCACCAGTTCCATTTCGCTCCACTGCATCAGCTGGATGATTTCCAGCGCGATCGAGCGCCGGCCTTCGCGATACGCCGTCATGTGCGGCTCGCCCGCCACCA